TTTAATCCTGGTGGGCCACTAGGAAGTTCCACTAGGAAGTAGCTAGAATACTTTTACGTAAAGCCTCTCATACCGCGTGAAGAAGCCTTAAAGCCATACACCCTTTATTTTAAGGGTTAACAGCAGTTTGTTTCTCTTGTTTGTTTGTAAAAATTGTACATTAGAACGGACAAAGTACTACTTCTGCTAAAAATGTACATACGGTACTTTATACATTTCTAGCCGTTTGTAGTATGATATTCACATGGAACTCGACGATAAGATAGCGCTACTTTATGCCCGCGTATCTACGTCCATGCAGGTTCAAGACGGCGTTTCTCTCGACGTACAGGAACGTACGCTACGCCAGGCAGCGGAGCTCGCAGGGTACAAAAATGTACAACTAGTACGCGAGGAAGGACGCTCCGGCAAGTCCATTAAAGGTCGTCCTGCCCTGCGTGGAGCCCTCGCGGACCTGCAGTCAGGTAAAGCCCACGCCTTGTTTGTTACCCGCCTCGACCGCCTATCTCGCTCGACCCAGGACTTCCTGTCTATCATCGACCACTCTAAGACGCACAACTGGCGACTAGTTTTACTCGATCTTAATCTTGATACATCGTCGTACCAGTCTCGCTTTGTGGTTACCATCATGTCCGCTCTCGCGGAGATGGAAAGGTCAATCATCTCCGAGCGACAGAAGGACGTTCACTCCGATAGGCGCTCGCGTGGAAAGGTCTGGGGAGTAGACCTAGGTCCTAAAAAGAGAATCCCGGAGGAAGTGCTACATCGCATATACAGCGAGAAGGCAGCCGGTGTATCTATGAACGGTATAGCTAGAAAACTTAACGCGGAGAATATCCCTGCAGCCTACGGCGGTAAGTGGTCCGCTTCTAGCATTAAATATGTGCTAGATCAAAAATCGGAAGAGCTAAAGTAAGATAGAATAGCACAATTAGCTTAAGGAGTAGTCTTGCCACTTCTAGGACAAACAGCATCACAGTCTGGTAAGGTTCCCGACACGGCTACCATCACGGGAACAACTGCCGGTAATGGACAAGCTACAGTTGCGTTTAGTGAACCTGCCTATAAAGGTAAAGGTTCGGTTACCTATACCGTAACGTCATCACCTGGTGGATTTACCGGGACGGGCTCATCAAGTCCAATCATCGTGACAGGACTATCTAATGGAACATCATACACATTTACGATAACAACTAATACTGGTATAGGTGTAGCAAGTGTAGCATCTAGCTCGTCAGGACCGGTGACGCCAACTCCACCTACACCTGTTGTGACAGGTGGAACTCTTACATCTGACGCTACATACTATTACCGTAGATTTACGGCAAACGGTAACTTAGTAATTTCAAATGCAAGTCTTACTATGGATTATTTAATTGTTTCTGGTGGCGGTGCAGGTGGTTCTGTAGGACCGGCAGGTGGTGGCGGTGCAGGTGGATGTATTACTGGAACAAACTTAACTCTTGCAGCATCAAGCTACGCAGTAACTATTGGTGCTGGAGGTTCTAGTGCTAACGGTATTTCGACAAGCGTTGCGGGGTCTGGAATTACGAGCCCAACAGGTGGTGGTCGCGGAGGACGCTCTGGAGCTGTAGGTTCTGGAAGTTCTGGTGGTTCAGGTGGAGGTGGTGGATCAGGACAAACTGCCGGTGGAGGTACCTCAGGGCAAGGAAACAACGGAGGTTCTGCATCAGGATCCTCAACTGCTGCCGCAGGTGGTGGCGGAAAAAATGCTGTAGGAGGTACAACAAGTTCTAGTACTGGAGGTAATGGTGGTGCTGGAATCACGTGGAACTCCTGGACTGTTGCTGGCGGTGGAGGAGGCGGTACTTCAGGTGGTACTGTAGGAACTGGCGGTACAGGTGGCGGTGGTAGCGGTTCTACTAGCCAAAGTCCAACAGGTGTAGGAACTGCAAACACAGGCGGTGGCGCAGGTGGTGGAGGGTCTGCTGGTGGAGTTAACAACTCGGCAAGCGGTGGCTCTGGAGTATTTACAATTAAGTATCTTCGTTCAGCGGTAGGTGGCTAATGCCAATTTTAGGAACAGTCTCATCTGGGTACATCGAGCAGGTTTACACTCTTGCTCTTACAGCTAACAACACCCAAAACTGGACAGTGCCTGCGGGAGTAAGTAAGATCGGAGTTTTTGTTGCAGGCGGTGGCGGAGGTGGCGGAGTCGGCGGAACTGTTAACAACGGTGGCGGTGGCGGAGGAGCGGCGGGAGCGGCCGCAGGTTTTTACGATTATTCTGTTTCACCGGGAGATACATATTTAATTACAGTAGGCTCAGGTGGTAACGGCGGAACGGGTGATCAAAACCCTAGCACTACTGGAAACGCGGGAGGAAGCTCTTCATTTAGTAGTTTAGTAACTGCTAACGGAGGTGGCGGTGGATACGGTTCGTCTGCAACCTCTGAAGGAGGAAATATAACAAATAATAGTCCTAACGGAGGAAATGCGTCTATTAACGCGACACCAGTAGTGGGTAGTGTTACGCAGAGTGGCGGAGTCGGCGGAGGAGTTGAGGCAGCAGGAGCTAACGCTGTAGGAACCAACACGGCGCTTACACTAAGCGCTCTTGGTGGACCTTTTACTTTAAACTTTGGCGGCGGCGGTGGCTCTGGACAATTTTACGGAACTAACACAAACACATATAGAACTGGTGGAACTTTGCACGGTGGTGCAGGTGGATTACACGGAACAAATAAAAATACGTCAGGTAACACCGGTGTGAACGCCGGAGGGACAGGATCTACTGGAACGGGCCCTGGCGGTGGAGCAGGTGGTGGTGGACAAGGTGGAATTAACTTTGCAAATGGATTTAGAGCAGCTCCTGGCAACGGTGGGGTTGGCGCAAACGGACAAGTTATAGTTTACGTTAAATAGCATTAGATAAAAGATAAGAGCCGGTAGCGTGCAAGCACGCCGCCGGCTCTTTGTTCTTAACCTCTCTCCCGGGAGCTAAGAACGTAGTTCTAATATATACCTAGATTATCTACTTTGTAGGCAATCCGGTGATTGATTTCCAGGTTGTTGCATCCACGATTCCTGAAGGCGCGATCTTCTTTGCCTTCTGGTGTGCGATGACGGCCTTCTTTGTAACGGGTCCAAACAGTCCGTCTGCAGGCTTGATGCCTAAGGCAGCCTGGATTGTCTTGACGTGAACGCCGCTCTCGCCTGGGTCAATTGTTTCCCCAGGATAAACCTTGCCCGTCGTGTCTGGTTCCTTTACAACCGCAGGAGCGGCTGGTTTAGCGGTGGAAGCCGCGTAGTCCGGACGACCCCAGCCGACAACGCCGACCACAATCTTTAGCTTATTGTCCTTGCGGTACGCTCGGATCTTCTTTACTACCTCGCCGCCGTTGCGCTGGTCACCTTTTTCGTTACCTGAGGTGTTTCCCTCGATACAGGTCATGGTGCCGTCCTTGTTATCCTTGACGACTATACCTACGTGCGAGATGCGGTCAACTCCGTCACCTGGAAAGTCAAAGTAGACGATGTCTCCAGGTTGCGGTGTGCTGTCCTTTGCGTCAAACCATGTCTTGGCTTTCTGGAATGCTCCCGCTCCCGCAACTGTTGAAACGGTATTAGGTACCTTTACTCCAGCCTGGTTTGCGCACCAGTTTACAAAGCTTCCACACCACGGTTGAAAGTTTACCTTTGTGAACGCGCCGTACTTTGTTTGGTTGTCCTTTGGACCCTCAACGGTTCCAATTTCGGTAGTCGCGATCTCGATGAGACGCGCGGCCGTTCCCTGTGCTGCTGCCATTCTTTTCTCCTTAGTCTATTAACTGATCTTCTCGTGCAGACTCGCGCTTACGTTGTCCGTGAAGAGCAATGTCAGCCGCTAGGTCTAACCCAGATGTAAAGTACGTTGATAGTCCACGCGAGCGTGCAAGATCGGAGTACTCCATAATCTGGTTAAATATCTTTTCTCTTAGGGCAGACTCGAACTCAAGAAGATCCTGGTTCCTGTCCTTCCAGTTTGTCGTTTCCATGTATCTCTTTTCTATTTTACTATTACTAAAACAAACTTTTTCTTAGGGCACTTAGAATTTGCATCCTTTATTGCCTTTAGTTCTTTTTCATCTATCGTCAGTGACCAGCGAATTTTTACGTGTACCCAGTTCTGGATGTATGTACAGACGTCCTTCGCAGGTAGCCACTCCGCAGGATCCTGATCTGACTTAGAACGATTTGTAGACGCGGTGACGGCAATCAACGCGTTAACGTCTCCCATGTCGTTTGCATATACCTGACGTCGTGCGTCATCCCACTTACTTGCGCCGGAGTCCCACGCCTCGGCAAGAGGTACCATGTGGTCAACGTCGAGTGATGAGAAGTTAGTAACTGTCACGCCGTCGTACACGGAGTACCACTTGCCTGTGTCCTTAACGATCTTGCAACCTTTGTCAACCTTAGGCTTAACAAGTGCCTCCTGAATAATTACGTCGTTGCGTGTATTGCAGCCGTTCTTATCAAGATCCGACCAGTGCTTAAACTTAGAGCGTGCATAACCTTCGCGCACGTCAGGTGCGATCTTAAGTACCTTTAGTCCTTCGTCAACTGACTTAAATGACGCCGTTGGTCCTAACAACGAGGCTGCCGCAGGTGACAGCGTTGAGATTAAAATTAAGGCGGACGTGACTACAACTAGATTACGTTTTTTCATGGTGTTCCTATCGTGCGAATCGGGATGCGTGGCCCCAGTCGACCTCGCCTGTTGGTACTGCGCGTGGAACAAGCGCGCGACCTTGAATTTCTGCCTTTGAGCCAAGACCTTCAACCTTCATTCCACGATCAGATATCTTACGCTGGAAAGCAATCTGTGTCATAGGTCTTTCACCGCGCTCCTCGGACCATGCACGGTAGACAGAGTATAGAGCCTTAACAGGAACGACAGTTCCCTCCGACTCCTTTGTCTCCTCGTTTAGGAAGATTCCGATGCGGTCCTCGTTCTTGCGGTACATGTCTGAAGCCTCGGTTACAACCTTGCATGTTCCAAGCGCATCGCGCGCGGAGGAACCAAGCAGTTTAATCGCACCCTCGACGGCCCACGATAGAACAGCAGGCAGCGCACCTTCAGGATCAAATATATAGTGTTTAAGATCTGGATCTGGATTTTCAGGAACGTTAGTAAGTGGTACAGGACGAATACGACGCCACATCGCGTCGTCGTTAATTATCGGACGGTGGTTTGTTGTAACCCACAGCTTTGCACGCGATGAAAACGTAAACGGTTTTTCACCAGGTGAACGCGCGGAAATTTCAGATGAACCTGTAAGTTTCTTAACAGAGTTTTCCTTAAGTCTTTCTGACTCAGGAAGTTCGTCAACCCACACAAGACGACGTCCACGCAACTCCGCCCAGTGATAAAGATCAGCTCCGTTAGCCTGGCCGTCTCCTTGTGCAAGAATTGACGAGTCAAGTGGCCACGCGTATTGTTGCGTACCCATGCACTTAACGAGAGCTTCAACGAGAGTGTTCTTACCAGAACCGGCAGGTCCGTAGATAAGGAACATAACGTCGTACGTACGTAAACCTGTAAGCGAATAACCCGCGGCCCTCTGTAGCCACTCCTGTAGTTCCTTATCACCGCTTGTTGCGAAGTCAAGGAACTGTTCCCACTTGACGTTGCGCATTCCGGGGGTGTACGCAACTGGTGCGCGACGTGTAATAAATAGATCAGGACGGCCCTTTAGTAGTTCTCCTGTGCGAAGATCAATAACTCCGTTGGCAACACCAAGTAGTGTTTCATCTGAGTCCCACGCGTTAACCTCAACCTGTACACGTGGATCCGACGTTGCGTTTTCAATGCAGCCTGCGATGCGCGAGTTTGACTTCGCCTGCAGTGCCCACTTCATAAGTTCAGATTGCTTGTCCGCATCCTCGTAGTTAACAACCTCTGATGCGATGATCGGTGCAAGTTTCTTAGTTAACTCCTGTAGTTCAAGGTTTTCAACGTCAGGTTTCCAGTATCCGCCGTCCCAGTGAAACCAACCAAGTCCTGGAGTATAACGAATTGCAGGACCGAACGAGTCTACAAGACGACGACCGTTTCCTGTATCAGTAAGAGTACGCTTGCCGGCCTCGCCGCCGTCGTTCTCCGAGACAGCATCAACGTCCTTAGGTACGTCCATCTTCATAAGACTTGATGCCTCGGAGATCGAGTCGCCGTCTGATATTGAACGTGTAATTCCTCCGCCGATAGTTCCCGGCATGTTGTACGTTTCCTGTGGTGAATAATTCTCGGTTGTTTTTATAGGTTGTTGTCCGTTTTTTGCGGAGCGTGTTTCATCCTGGGATTTTTGCGCCCACTCCTGAAGTCCTGGCCACATGCGCTCTGACTTCGGGTTGTCGATAACAAATTGAATAGCGCGGCGTACGTGCATAAGAAGACCACCTTGGCCTTCGAGCTCAAGAGGCGGCCGCACCTTCTCCGCGTTAAAGCGAATCATCATTGTTTCAACAGCAAGACGACCAGCCTCGGTGTTGATAGGAAACTTATTAGCAAGTGCGCACGTCATGGAGTAGATATCAACCGCGCGTGAACCTTCGTCGATTCCCTCCTCAAGAAGACGTTCAACGTCAACGCGTTCTCCGCCAAAGTCTAGGTTATCTAGGAAACTCCAGTCTCCTTCGCCAAGTCCTGTTGCCGACTTACGTCCCTTCTTGCGAAGTGACATAAGTAGTTCCTCAGGTGCGTCTGCTATTTCAATTTCCCACGGAGCCTTACCTGGTGCCCACTCGTAACACACACCGGAGAAGTGACGTGATGGAGTTATAAGAACGTATCCGTTGTGTTTAATGTCAACACCTGGAAGTCCAGCCTTCTTAAGATTTCCAACAAGTTGCTCTGCCTCGTCGCACTTATAAAATAGGTGACGACCGCGCATAACCTTTCCGCCGGCAATAGTGTATTCACCGGTGATTGCCTCAACTGTAGGAGGTAGGAATCCCTCGACTAGTGCTTCAAACTTTTCAAAAGAATCAGGTCCACCTGAGCGTGGATCAATGTCAATTACAAAGAATCCACTTGTCTTACACATGACACCGATGTTCATGTTTGGATCTTTAGTCCACCAGTCCTGAACTGTTGTAACATCAGAGGTTGCGTATTTGTTCCACTCCGGTAAACTTGGATGCTTGCCTACGTCCTTTGGCTCTACGTGCGCACCGCCGCAAGTGCAACGCCCACCAACGATTCCATAGCATGGAAGTATAGACCAATTTTTAGATGCGTACCAACTCGCGGCAGACCCAAGACGTCCTTCTGCTGATTCCCAGGTACTCACTTAACGTTACCGTTCTGCATCTTTGTGTCGTTAACTCCAATCAAAAGCTAATAAACATAATCATTTTTAGATAAGCATCCATCATATCGCTTTTCCAGAATCTTTGTTACTACTAGTGCTACTAGGCGACTATAAACGGTATCTACCGCATAAGTACACTACATCTACAAAATAATATATCTTGCAGGAAGATATAATTTGTATATCTTTAATACCGACTGGAAGGCAACTATCCTTGCTTACTCAGCTTGAAATGCAGGTCGCGGCAATAGTCGGAATACTCGGCGGAGCCGTGTTCCTCTTCGGTATCATATACAAGATCTACAAGGCTGCCAGCCGTCTTGAGTCAGCCATCGGCGTAGACGAAAAAGGACGTACGATGTCCGACCGCATGGAGCGCGTAGAATACCAGCTTTGGGAAAATGGCGGAGAGTCCATGAAGGACAAGGTAAACGACGCCGCACTTCTAGCCAAGGAAACGTCCGTCGAGGTCAAGTTTATAAAGGAAGTTCTACTTCAGCTTCTAGCCTTGCCGGAGATGAACCACACCCCTGCACCCGTAAAAACAAGAAAAAGAAAGTCTTCAGCCGCTTAAAAGAAGCAGTTTTACTTACCCTTAGTTTTAGCCTCTACCGTACTGTATTCCTGTGGTAAGTACACTTAAAATAATAGTTAATAGTACTTTTAATTTAACTATTTATTTGTCAAATAGGCAGTACTTTTGCTTACTTCTTGTTACAATTTCCCTAACTGTTTGCCTGTGGTACACAGTTCACTTAACAGGAGATGCCGTTAAGTAGCGTGTAGACAATAACTGGAGAGTATTATGTCGCTTGCGGAACGCTTATCTCAGTCCTCAGGAATCGGTGCAGGTCTACCGTGCAAGATAGGTAGCCTACTAACGGGAGAACAACTTTCAAAGGAAGACAAGGCAAAATTAGCCGAGGTACTCGAGGTTCCCTACGGTGCCCCAGGACGTCTTCCTAACACAACAATCGCTGCCGCACTCCGCGACGAAGGACTCGACGTCGGCGACTCAGCGGTGACAAAACACCGTCGCGGCGGTTGCCGTTGCTTTGGCTCTAATCCTAAGATTAGCGCGTAGGCTTAACCTAAATGACATTATTCGATAAGCTCTCGGTTCCGGGACGCTCAGGTTCAGACTTCAAGACAACGAACAGTGCGCCCGACGAGGCATGGCGTCCGCGTATGGACGTAGGAGACGACGGCGGGTTTGTAATCTCGATACCTCGACCGATCTCTGACATTCCTGACGCAAGAGAGCTACTAATAGAATTTGATCTTAACCCGGAGCACTGGGCAATCACGTCGGTAAGAAAATCGCGTTGGCAGCGGTATGACGGTGAACTTTTAGAGTCACAGAGAATCAACATCGTTCCTCTCGCATCGCAGACGGAGCTAGATCTTGACATAAAAGATCTAATGAAAAGTATACAAAATTGGAAGCCAGGCAAGAAGCCTCCGGTGACAACAGGAGACCTTGCCTTTATTTTTGCGCCCAGCGACCAGCAGCTAGGTAAGAAGGCTAACGGAGAGGGCACCAGGGAGACTGTAGCACGACTGGAGGCAGCTACCGAAGGTGCAGTTCACCGTCTTCACGATCTTAGAAAAGTTGGAAGAAATATAGGAACGGTAGTTATCGCGCTGTTAGGAGACCACGTTGAGGGAAACGTTTCCCAAGGTGGACGCCTACAAAGCCACGCCGCCTCCGATATGGGTCTTACCGAACAGATACGCGTAGGTATCGGTGTGCTTATGGCGCAGATAAAGGCGTTTGCGCCGCTTGCAGACCGTGTCGTCGTCGCGGTAGTAAACGGAAACCACGATGAGGTCAGCCGTCAGTTTGCACTCGATCCGTCCGAAGGTTGGAACACGCACATCGCAAACGTGGCACAGTCTATCTGCGCCGAGAGCAGTGCGCTGTCCCACGTGGAGTTTAGGTTTCCTGCAAAGGACCACCAAACACTTGCCGTTGAGGTTTGCGGAACAATGATCGGACTATTCCACGGACACCAGAGCGGAAAAGACGTTACTAAATACTTATCAGAGCAGGCAGCGGGACAGACTGCTCTCGGCGGTTGTGACGTATGGCTATCAGGTCACTTTCACAACTTTAGATCTATGGACATCGGTGGAAGATTTTGGGCACAGTGTCCTACTGTTGACCCAGGTTCCGCGTGGTTTAGAGATCGACGCGGCCTAGAGTCTAACCCAGGAATATTGACCATGGTCGTAGGTAAAGATCACGATCCAAGGCTTGATGTTAGCGTAATTCCAGCCAATAAGTAATAAAATACCCAAGTAAAGATTCTATTTATTTGGTAGTATGTACCTGTCTCCTATTGTTGTCTCCGCGGTGCCGTGAGAGATAAAGGCATAGGTACGTAAAGTTTTATGGGAACGGAGTGTCTGTGCCAAGTTGGTCTGAGGACGTAGTCACCCGTACGGTGTACGGCACCTACATTACCTCGCGTGGTATCGCAGGTGTAGGAACTGTAACGTTCACACCTACCACGGTTGTCTATGACCCAGATGACACTGTTGTTTTAAGTGGTCCTACCGTTGCTACACTTAACGCGGCGGGATACTTTAGCCTAGAGCTTCCAACAACGGACAACCCTCTTCTTACTCCAAGCAGCTGGGCATATGAAGTTTCAATTCGCATCAACGGAGTTAAGCCAACAAACGTTCGTGTATTTCTTCCACTTGGAAGTGGCGCGAGCCTAGATTTATTTACACAGATTGCAACACTTGTACCCGCAACAACCTCGGCCGTACCCGTCTCATCGAGCTCTTCTTCACGTGGTCCTATCGGACCTGCAGGTGCAGCGGGCGCAACAGGATCTACCGGCGCAACAGGCGCAGGCACAACAGGAGCAACCGGTGCAACGGGTGCGGTCGGCGCAACAGGCCCAGGTGTAGGTTCAACCGGAGCAACAGGATCCACGGGTGCAACAGGAGCAGGTACAACTGGTAGCACAGGTGCAACAGGACCCACCGGTAGCGCAGGCGCGACAGGTACAACAGGAGCGCAGGGAACATCAATCAATGTTAGAGGTACAGTTGCTGTAACTGGATCTCTTCCCGCAACAGGCGCGACTAACGACGCGTACATTGTCACCGCAGACGGTGATCTTTATATTTGGGACGGATCTGCCTGGACTAGCGTAGGTCAGATAATTGGACCTGCAGGTGCAACAGGTGCAGCTGGTGAAACAGGCGCGGCAGGTACGACCGGTGCAACAGGTGCAGGCACAACAGGTGTAACAGGCAACACCGGTAATACCGGTGCAGTAGGTTCAACCGGCGCAACAGGCGTAACAGGCGCAGGTGTAACTGGAGCAGATGGCGCGACAGGCTCAACCGGCAACACCGGCAATACAGGAGCGACAGGTGCAACAGGTTCTGGGGCAACCGGTGTAACAGGAACAACTGGTAACACGGGTAATACTGGAAGTGCTGGTAACACCGGCAATACCGGAGCAACCGGTGCAACTGGTGCAACAGGCGCAGGCGAGACTGGTGCTACTGGATCTACCGGTGCAACTGGTGCAACAGGTGATGCATTTGGAATTTATTATTTAGGAAACTACAACCCATCGTCTGGCTACATGCCAAACATTGCAGTAGTAAGAGGCTCCGACGGGCAACTTTATCTTGCTAAGGCGAGCGGCCAACTAGGTGACCCAGTTGATTATTTAAGCAATGGTCAGTGGGAAATCTGGATACCTAAAGGTCCTACTGGTCAAACAGGTGCTAACGGTGCAACTGGTTCTGGTGCAACTGGCTCAACTGGTCAAACAGGCGCACAGGGTGAAACTGGTGTAACAGGTTCAACAGGTGCAACAGGTGTAACAGGCGCAGGCACAACAGGTGCAACTGGTCAAACAGGCAACACCGGTTCAACTGGCGTAACAGGTGCAACTGGAGCTACAGGTTCAGGCACAACTGGTAGTACTGGTGCAGACGGTGTAACAGGTTCAGCCGGAGCAACAGGTAATACTGGAGTAACAGGTGCAACAGGATCTACCGGAGCTACAGGTTCAGGTACAACTGGTAGTACCGGACAAACCGGTGCGCAGGGTGAAACCGGTGTAACAGGTTCTACAGGTGCAACAGGTGCAACAGGTGCAACAGGTGCAGGCACAACAGGTGTAACAGGCAACACCGGTAATACCGGTGCAGTAGGTTCAACCGGCGCAACAGGAGCTACCGGCAATGACGGCGCTACCGGCGCGGTCGGTAACACAGGCGCACAGGGCACATCAATAAATGTGCGTGGAAGCGTTGCGGCAGTTGTTAACCTACCTCCTACAGGTAACGCGGTAAATGATGCGTACATCGTAGACGCAGACGGAGATCTCTATGTGTGGGGCGGCTCTTCATGGAGCAGCGTTGGACAGATCGTTGGACCGCAGGGTGTAACTGGAACTAGCGGATCAACAGGCGCGACAGGTTCTAATGGCTTAACCGGTAATACCGGAGCAACAGGCAGTTCAGGTGCAACAGGAGCTACAGGTAGCACCGGCGCTCAAGGAGAAACTGGTGCAGCCGGTGGAACTGGTGCTATAGGCCAAACTGGCTCTAATGGTTTAACTGGAAGTACAGGAGTAACAGGCTTAACAGGTGCAACCGGCGAGACCGGTGCGGTTGGTGAAACAGGCGCGACAGGTTTAACCGGCGCAACCGGTGCTACTGGCGCAAGTATAACTGGACAGACTGGTGCAACTGGTTTAACAGGAGCAACTGGAACTAACGGTACAACCGGCGCTACCGGCTCAACCGGTGTTACAGGCGACACAGGCGCGACAGGCCCAACAGGAGAAAACGGAGTATTCTCCACCGCTGAAACTACGGCTCCAACAGGTGCCGCAACAGGAGACGTTTGGTTTGATCCTAACTCCGCTACTATGTTTGTATACTATGACGGTTTTTGGTTGGAGTCCTCGAGCAGTGCGTTAGGAGAAACAGGACCCGCAGGACCTACAGGAGCAACAGGCGCTACGGGCGCAAACTCTACTGTTGCTGGTCCAACAGGCGCGACTGGTGCAAGTGTGACTGGAGCAACTGGTAATACAGGTGTTACTGGTGCCTCAGCATCTGACCTAACTGAATGGTCAGCTTACACACCAACAATCACATCTGATAGTGGCACATTCACTCTAGGTAATGGCACATTAACTGGACGATATAAGCAGATCGGAAAAACTGTTTTCTTCCATGTAAAACTTATCTACGGCTCGACATCATCTCCAGGCACTGGTCACTGGAACTTTAGTCTTCCAGTTACAGCACAAAACTCAAACTTTACGTTTTCAGCGGCAATTCTTGATGATGCAGCTTCTTGGTACGGTGGCATAGGAAATGGTAACTACACAGGTTCAACCACAAGCTTTGCAGTAATTATCCCTGGCACAAATGCTGCTGTCACAACGTGGGCAGTAGTCGGTAACGGTGGTCCGTTTGAGTGGGGAACTGCTGATAACATCACGATTTCAGGAAGCTACGAAGCAGCGTAGCTTAATCTGCCCGTCTTACACTCTATCACCTCTTTCTTCTTGATATAGAATATCAGCGGGAACTCTTCCCACTCGAGTGAAATGAGATCAAACTATGCCGATTGACTTTCCTAATTCCCCGTCGTTAAACCAGACGTTTACATCTGGTTCAACGACCTGGAAGTGGAATGGTACAGTATGGCTTGTAGTACGTGACTTCGCACCTGCAGGTGCAACCGGCGCAACCGGTCAAACAGGAGCACAAGGTAATACAGGAGCTACTGGCCTAACGGGCGCCAACGGCGCTACAGGACAAACAGGACAAACAGGCGCGGCTGGTGAAACCGGTGCGGTTGGTGAAACAGGCGCCGCAGGAAACACGGGCGCAACAGGCTTAACAGGCGTCACAGGCGCCAACGGTAATACAGGCGCGACCGGTGTAACAGGTGCAAACGGCGAGACCGGTGCGGTTGGTGAAACAGGCGCGGCTGGTAACACCGGAGCGACAGGTCTAACAGGTGCAGCTGGTAACACAGGCGCTACAGGTTTAACTGGAGCACAGGGTGAAACCGGTGTAACAGGTGCAACCGGTGAAACCGGTGCAACCGGTGAAACTGGTGCACAGGGTAACACCGGTGCTCAGGGTAACTTCGGTGGTATTACTGTTGAATACAACTTTAGTACTAACACCACTGTTTCCGACCCAGGTTCTGGAAATGTAAAATTCAACAACGCTGACTTAACATCTGCATCAAAGATGTCTATCGATGATGAAGATGCAAATGCAGTAGATATTCAATCAATGCTACGTACAATTGATGACTCAACAAGCACAATCAAGGGTCACTTACGCATATCAAATAAGGCAGATTCTACAGATTTTGCCTTACTTACAATTAGCGCAATTGCAGAGCAGACAGGCTACTTTGAGGTAGATGTTGCTTATGTATCTGGCTCATCAACATCATTCTCAAATAGTGAAGATGTAATCATCACGTTCGCAAGAACAGGTGATGTCGGTGCGCAAGGACAAACTGGTGCTCAAGGTAATACCGGCGCAACTGGCTTAACTGGTGCAACAGGCTTAACCGGTGCAACAGGCCTAACTGGAGCACAGGGTGAAACCGGTGCTATCGGTGAAACTGGTGCAACTGGTCTAACCGGCGCAACAGGCTTAACCGGCGCAACAGGCTTAACTGGAGCAACCGGTCTTACCGGTGCAGCTGGTGAAACAGGCGCTGTCGGTGAAACAGGTGCAACCGGTCTTACAGGTGTAACCGGTGCAACTGGTCTAACCGGCGCTGTCGGTGAAACAGGCGCAACTGGTCAAACAGGTGCTAACGGTGCAACTGGTGTAACAGGACCTACAGGCGCAGATGGACAGTTCTCAACAACTGAGTCATCTCCTCCAACAAGCCCAGCTCCAGAAACTGGAGATGCTTGGTTCGATCCATCTAGCGGTCTAGTATTTGTTTACTACGATGGTTACTGGATTGAGGCGGTCGGTGGTAACATCGGACCTACCGGTCTAA